CAGCGCGTGGCGGGCGATGGGGGAAATCCCTAAGCCCTCCCACCCAAAGCTTCTCCATTACAATACTCGGAGGCGAACTCATATCTATAAGCTTTCAATGGTGTCCGCAATCGACCGCGGCAACACCATCCGACTGCTGGAGGAAGATTTTTTCCGCGCTAGAAAATGGTTAGAGGAAGCGGAGGTGGTGATGGCGAATATCTTCGAGGAAGGCGCGCAGCATCTCGATGCGAGATTGATGGATGAGCTTGTAGATTGGCTGCGGAGGCAAGGGAAGGTGACGCAGGCGAGACTGGTCCACCAGACCTCGCGGAGCTTCCCGAACTACGCTGTGGTTAAGGTGATTGATCTCTTGGCGATGAGTGGGAGGATAGAGAAGGATGAGAAGGGGATGTTTAGTGTCACCGGTCCGTCTTCTCCAACAGCCTAATCCGCGTCTCGTGGTCATCTTCCCTTTTTTCTGTATCGCGTATATGGTCGTTCAGAGTTGTCGATAGCCCGGTCACCGTCTGTGCCAAGTTCGAGACTGTCTTGTTCGTCTGCCCTATCGCCAGCCAAGTACTCTTCGTATTATCATTCAGCTTCGCCTTCAAGTCATTCCAAGTCGTCGTCACTAAGTACCCAACGGTTGTTAGCAAGACAATAATCAACCCTCGCGATAGCCAAGCAGCGAGACGTTCCTTCGTCTCACCCATTTGCCTAAAGAGCCCATCCCCATTTGTCATCCATCACCTTTTGGAAAAGCGCCCGCATTTGCGCGGGCAAGGTACCCTAACCGGGAGGTTTGGCTAGGGGTTAGAAGAGAATCCTCACGCCCGCCCGTGCCCCTGTCCCAAGCTGTGGGCAGGAACCTGTTGGCGCAGTACCGATGCAGAGCCCGGTTGAGGTCAAGGTCAGCCCGGCCCAAGTGTCGATAATCGCGTTCCAATTCCCGACCTTCACCGGGATCAGCAGCCCCGGCCCCGTGATCGCGGAGACTAACCACTCCCGGCCAGAGGCAACGCCAGAGGAAGCGGAGACATCGTCTTCGATCACCCCGCCGAACCAATAGCTCTGGGTTGATCCGTTGACTGTCACCCCTGGAGGGAGGACAGGAATATTGATCGCTTGTGGGTTGATCCCTATGATCGGGAGGAGTTGAGCGAGCGGGGCTTGTATCCCTACTCTCTCCATCGCGTGTGCTGGGCCACTGAGAGAGAACCCGGCCGTGCCTGCGTTAAGGTTCTGAAAGCCGATTGAAGCATCGACGAACATTGGGATATGGCCGACGGTGAAGCCATAGCCCACTACCGCCTCAAGATCCCCGCCAATCGCGGTGGTCCCTGCGGGGGCGTTGGTGATGGATGTCCCCGCACCTTCGGCCCCCGCGCCAAAGAAGAACCCGTTCCCTCCAGAGTAGCCGGGGGTGTAGGTTGGTGGGGACTTGGTGATGATAGGGGAGGTTTGCGCCAGCGCCACGGAAGGTAGCGTGAGGATAGCGAGGGTGAGTAAGAGCTTCTTCATTCCACTTTCTCCTGTAAGATCGTCGCCACCTTCTCAGCCGTGGCGATTGCTGCCTTCAAGTCAGGGTCGTTCTCCAGACGCTCGATAGTCTGGAGCATCTTTTGGATGTCCCCCATTAGCGGGAGGAGCTTTAAGAGGATGCTGAAGTTCATTTAGGTGGGTCCTTCGGCCCAAGGTAGAAGCCAGCAGTCTGGCCAGACTTACTCGGTGCCATCGCAAGGACGGCGTTAACAGCATTCCCCACGCCAAGCAGCAAGACATCTCCGGCGAGGAGAGCTTTCACTGTTGCTGGAGAGAGCCCAAGGTCAGTGAACTGTACTCCCGCGCCGCCAAGGAAGCCGAGGACGGCGAGGATAAGGCTCAGGTAGATACTCCATCTAGGGTCAAGGGTCACTTCATTCTCCTATCTTTATCGTTTGGTCCATCTCAGCCATTGTCTTCAACAACGCTGTACAGCCTAGCTGAGTATCGACTGCGTTAGGGTCGTAATGGCCATCAGCGATGTACTTCCCCCGAACGTATTGGTTAGTGGAGGCCCAGACGTAGGGGGAAGGCTGACCCATCATCGCGTAGCCAAGGCCATTGTATTCCTCCAGAAGAGTAAGAAGCCCACCTATGGTCCAGTCGGTCCACTTTGCTGCGTAGGGAGCGCAGTTGCTTAGCGCATCCACCGCTCCATCTTCCCAAATTGCGAAAGGCCCTCGGCCACGAGGAACATGGATCGTTGTCCTGGAGAGCGGATCGCCATTGCCGAGATAAGCGGCCCAGCTTTGACTCGCCTCTCTCTCATGGATGACTGCGATGAGCCACCACGGTGGAGCCCCAACCCGATCGGTGACGGCTTCGTAGCGGTCCTTTGCGACTGGATTGACTAACCTTCCGGCGATGACTTTGAGTACAGGAAGGAGTGCGGGGGTGACAATCGCCGCCTGCCACCGCGCTGCGTTCTTCGCCTTAAGTCCAGCGATGTCCATTACTTCCGCTCCTTCGTTGTCCCTGTCGATAGCCCTTTCCAAATATCCATCGCTCCTCGCGGGCGCTCTTTCCCGCGATACCAGTTGTGTAGGAACTCGGCCATCTTTCCTTCTTGCGCATTGGTCAGCCCGGTAAGGGTGCCGAAGAGTTGGAAGCCGTGCTTGAGGAGCACGCCCGCATGCTCCCTTGAGAAGGTCATCTGCCCTTTCCCAAGATCGCGCGCGGTGTCGGTGATGGTTTTGAAGCCAGTGCCGATTAGCCCGGCGGAAGGATCGCGGCCAGCGGCCCATGCGCTGACGATATCCCGAACCCCCGGCCAAGAGGAGGCGAGGTCGAAGGCGATTGCCTTAGCCGCACGAATGCCCCAAGGGGTATGGTCTTCGCCTGGGATTGGAGTTATCATACTCTCGACCATTGTGGGGAAGAGGATATAGGCGAAGGTCATCCGCGACAGCGCGGGGATTTCCTTCATCGCTGCGCCAAGCTCTCCCTCCTTCGCCATCCCGAGGGTGTCTTTCGCGCGCCAAGCAAGCTCGTACTGGCGGTTGAGGATGTGGGAGAAGAAGCCGTAGAGAGAGGTGAACCAAGGGTTCCAATTCCGCACCACCCCTGGGCGGTTGGTCATCACCGACGATCCATGTGCACGGCGTACCGCGCGATCCGCTTCATAGACTGCGTCGCCATGAGGAAGGTCATCGCGGGAAGCGGTCTCATACTTCGCCAGCCAAGTCGGAACCGCGGACATTAGATCGCTGAATGCAACAGGGGTTGCGCCCGCTTGGATCAGTGCCTGTCGCCAACTCGTTGGCTGGCCGATCACCTCGTCATGCGCGCCGCTTAGGCTCTCGCGGTAGTTGCGGTGGCGCCGCTGAAGCTCTTGCGATTCCTTCATCGCAAAGGTGAAGTTGCGATCGCCAGTATCCTCATTGACAGAGAACAGACTCTTCACCGCCTTCGCGAACTCCTTTGTGCCGACCTCATTCACACTCTGCACCAGCGCGGTCATACCGTGCTTTGCAACAGTGCGGGGGTTGAAGCCGATCAGCATGGCGATGGTATTCTGGCGGAAGAACTCGCTGACTTGCGACCCAACCTTCTGCGCTTCGCTGATATAGTTTGAGGCATTTGCGACATCGCGGAGGTATGGGATCAAGAGATCACGATACGCCTTGCCGTAGTGGTTGGAGATCGCCGAGCGAACCTCTCGGTCGTAGAATATCTTGCTCGCATTTATAACCGCTGGCCGCATAGTCAAGTCGTGGATGATCGACTTCATCCGCCCCGGCATAGAGTCGAGGTCGAGTTCGATCGGTGCGGCGTAGCCAGTGCGGGACTTGGTGTAGCCCTGTGGGGTACTGGCGCGAATGTAATTACTCTGCTCCAGCGGGTCAGGCCCCATCAGCTTCTTACTCGACCCTTCCCACCTCTTATCGTAGATGATAGGGTAGTACCAGCCATCGTAGGTTCCGTGCGGCGTCTGGATCGGGTCCTTCCGAACATCCTGCGCAGGCACATCTGCGAGGTTCCTCACCATCCGATCGCTGCGTTCCTTTAGTTCAGCGAAGAGATTCCCCAGCCCTTGTGCAAAGTCCCAATCCTTCTTCGTCGCGAACTGATGGAGCCACCGCATGATCTTCGCGGTATCACCGACCGTAATCGTCTTGCCTCCGCGCTCGACCGTCGTGAATATCTTGAACCCGCGCGCGAGTTTATCAAGGTTGCTCGCGTTCCCGGCGTTCATGAGGATCGCGCGAAGGTTCTTCCTCGTTAGCGGGAGGGGCTCCCCAGTATCAGGATCACGAAAAAGATTGTTAGGGATACGCTCATGAATGTCCACATCGTCGGCTAATCCTCTGACCTTATTCGAGAACTCGCGGATCACCGCGTCCTTTTCGTTGGCGGCAGCCGCCAAATCCCGCATGACGTACTGCGTCCACACTCCCCCCGGATCACCGCGATCCCAGCGGTTGAAGAGGCTCTCAAGCTGAAGGTGCTCAGCGAGGTAGGTTTGAAGCTTGCTCTTGAACTTTCCCACCTTGCCTTGATTGAACTCAGACCTCCGCTGAGGGAAGGTCTTAAGCTCCTCAATCATCTCCCCTTTAACTTCCTTCAGATCGCGCTCGGCACCGGCGGAGTATATCTTAAGTTCATCTCGACCGTTCTTCTGCAAGGCCTTTAGCGAATCGTGGACCGCGCGGAACTCATCAACCGTCATCTGCTCAACGGGCTTCCGCCATGTCGAGTCATAGAGGAAGTCGGCGACGGGTAGTTCGCGCAGTTCCCCCTCCTTCACACTTACAAAATTCTCCAGGTCCTTATATCCACTCGCCTCTATCTCGCGCTCGAGGTCTTGCACACTCCGACGAACCAAATTCCCTGTCCGTATTAGGATATCGTGGATGAAGTTTGTGTACTCCGGTAGAACCCCAGTCACCTCCCGCTTCGCAAACCTCTTCGCAATCCTCCCAAAGCTACCCTTCTCCTTCTCCAGTTTCTTAGCCTCGTTCGCAAGAAGCATGGCAACATGCTGCTGTTGCTTAGCCTTAAGAGCATCGCTCGGCCGCTCTTCCAACAGCGCCTCTTCCGCGTCCGCTCCCGCGCGCCCGGCTTGTGCGAGGTACTTGTCCGTTGAGTGAGCCCCCACTGACGTGCCATTGAACTGTTCCTTCACCCAAGACTTCATATTATCTGGAGAGATAGGGAGGGAGGCTTTGTTCTTCTCCGCGAGAGCGTAAACTTCCTGTGCGATTATGTCAATCTGCGTCTGGGAGATGACGTGGTCCTTCGCCCCCTCCAAGATGTTGTCTTCAAGGTTCCCATACTGCCGCTTCATCCGCCGCTCAGTCTCAGCGTCGACGAGTTTAGAGAAGTGCGCAGCGGGGGTTAGGCCCTCAAGCCCGCGTTCCTCTTGCACCTTCGCGAGGGAGTCAACGAGAGTATGGCCGCTATGATAGCCGAAGAGCCCTGCGAGATCGTCTGGGTGCATCCCTTTCTTGCCGAGGAACTCCTCTGGTAGGACCGCGGCCTGTTCGGGAGTTAATGCATCTTCACGCAAGCGGGGCTTGCGAACTTTCTCGCCGTAGAGTTCTCCTTCGCGAAGTAGGCGATCAGCTGCGATATCAGGGCGGGAGCGGACGGCCTCGGTAGCTTCCTTTCGTACCGCAGCTTCATTCTCCTTCCATTCTTTCGTCTGCCTCTCACGCTCGGACTTCTCAGCTACCCCCGCGTGGTAAGCCGCGTCCTCCTCCCGCTGCTTCGCAATCAATTCCATATACCGCTGAAGCCGGGCCTTGTTCATCCCGAGAGCAGTGGCGCGAGTGAAGATGGACTGGTCGATAGGCTCCGCGCCCTTTGCCGCCCTTCTTTCCTTCGCTACCTCATCCCCCTTGATCTTCTCAAAGACCTCCCCGAGCCTAAGCACTCCATCCATCATCGTATCTGGCATCCTAACGCCAGTGAGTTGCTCGATGAGGTCCTTTACAATGTTCTTAACCGCGTCCCAGACTGACGGCGAAGGCTTATCTAGCGCAAGGCGCCTCGCGAGTTCCTTTGAAATAGGGGTGGTGGAGAGGACTTCTTGGAACCTCGGATTTGAGAAGGCCTCCGCGATGAACTCATCTTCGTTCTTGAAAGCGTAGTTATGGAGAAGGCGAGAAGCTTTATCGACCTGATTTAGGTAGCCACTAGTCTCCGATATCATTGATGTGACGAAGCCCTTCAACTGCGGGTAGCGGTAGAGTGCGTCGCTTGTCGCAGCGTGAGCAGTCTCGTGGATCAGTACGTGTGCCGAAGCATTGTGCCCAAAGTCACCATTTGCAATATCTTCGCGCATGATGATTTGGTTAGTATTTGGGTTATAGTATGCGGGGGCTTCGGGGTCGATCTCGTTTGCTACATTCAACTTCCGCATATCTTCCCCAGAGACAACGTGAATGCCCGTGTCACCAGCAAGACGTGGGAGGCGATCGCCGAAGAGCTCTGCAAGAGCACGGGGGACACCGGAGAGGCGGTCCTTATCCACCATCGCCATCGCATCTTTGGCGGAGAAGGCGTGGATGGCAGGGGCGGTAATACCTTGGTCGGTGACTTCGCCTTGGATAGTGCTAGAGGGGACGATACCTTCATCAACAGCTTCTGGAATGGAGAGCTTGGCAGCGGCGCGGATACTATCAATTGGAGAGGGAAGGGCGGCTTCCTCTCCTTCTAACTTAGGCTCCTCCGCCGCCATCACCTTCGGCCCAGCCCCCTTCCCCTCATCAATCGTCATCCCCTCCGGCCGAACCCTGATGAAGTCGTGAAGCTCCTTCGCCACCTCCGGATCGGCCTTCACTAACCAATCCACCAACGGGATATTCACATCCCCACCGCCAGCCCGCGCAAGGTCCATCTGCTCTGCGATCTCAGGAACCCAGCCGAGCTTATTATCACCCGGCTTCGGTGCGTAGTCCTCGCCAAAGAGCTTATCGATCCCCTCCAGATCGACTCCGATATGCGCATCTGTATGCTGCCCAATGAACTGCGCAAGCATCTCTGGCGCGCGCTCTTTCGTCGTGGACTGCTGCACTTCTGAGAAGAGGTCTTGAAGATTCTTCCCATCCAACTTCGCCTGCTCGGCGTGGGCTTGGTCGGTTAGCTCATCAAGTCCGACCGGCGGCACTCTCCCATTCGCCACATACGGTTCGACCTTCCCCGCCGAATCGGTGATCGCTTTCACCGCCCCTTTCAGCATCTTATTGTGCATTGCAATATCAACTGGACCCAGCGCTTCTCCAACAGGGCCTAGTGACGCAGCAAGGCCTGGATCAAACGCGGCTTGCAATGCCTTCTCTGCGAAGTCCGGTGCGTTAGGGTACCCAAGCTGCCGCCCGAGTTCTCCTGCTCCGGTAGAGAGTGCTCCGGCCATTCCTTGGAGGATGTTCTGCGCTTCGTAAGATTGGCCAAGGGGGGTGTGGAGAAGGATTCGGTTGAGCAGGCTGACCATCTGCGGAGAAGCATTGGTCAGGTTCTTTACCTTATCAAGCTCCTCCTGCGGCAGACCAACACTTTCCCCGTGGTACTGCTTGAACCCCTCCACCGCAGCTTGCATAACTGCCTTCGCCCCCCGCGCAAATGGCGCAAGCTTCTGCGAGATCGAATCCAGCGTTCCCCAATCGTCATTGCTGACCTTCGCTGCCATCGGAGAGGAGTTGACGTAATCGACAAGGTGAGGGTTCCCTTGTACGATATCGCTCGCGAGCTTCTGCTTGTGCTGCACATCAAACTGGTCGAGCGAGGAGTAGACAACGCTAGGCGGCACCCCTGTCGCCTGCGAAATCTCCATCGCTCGACCAGCATTATCCGGCTCAGCATCGCTGTCTGAGACTACTGCTGTTTGTGCAGCCTGCCGAGCCGGGCCGAAGATGTTCTCTATGGTATCGGAGTATTGGCCCATCAGCGTTGCGGTACCTCTGGCACATCTGTCTCCTTCTTCGCGGACCCGCCATACAACTTCTTATACTGATCCGCCGCGTAGATGCGCTGGACCTGCTCATCCGTCGGAGTGATGCCAGAATACTTCGCAGAGAAGTCTGCGTGAATCTGATCAGCGTCTTCCTGCGGGACAGGGCGGGAGAAGAATGGCTGGCTAGTCTGCCACCAATGATGGTGTTGCTCAGCGAGGAGAGAGTTGCCGATCTCCTGAACCTCATTCATCTTCGGTGAGCGCTTATGCTCGGTAGCGAAGTCTTGCAGCGCATCTTGAAGAGAGCCGATGAACTGGTAGTAGGTGTCCTTGCTCCCGGTCTTGGTGATCCCAGCTGCATTCAATTCCGGCGCGAGGGTAGAGAGTGCACGGGTTACGCGGGGGTCGGCCTCGGAGTTGGACTTGAGCTTTGCTTGGAGGTTGATAAGCTCCACCTTCGTCCGGTTTGGCAGGTTCGCGTGGCCGGTTATGATATCCTCATCAAGGAAGCTGGCGGGGTCGTCGTATGCCTGGCCTTTCAGCTGCTGATAGTCCCGCATGGAATCCTGCGTCCAAGCATGATCACCCTTCGCGTTCTGCACGATCGCAGTAAGGACGCGCTTCTGGTGCTGGGCATCAAGCTGCCCCCAAGCGGTGGCGACATCTGGTGAGACTGCCTTTAGTTCCTCGATCGAAGTCGGCAACTTCCCACCCTGCCCTCCAGTGAGGATCGCGCTATCCACTGTGTTCATATTCGTGTAGTCTTGATCTCGCTTGATCGCCTTCTGCTTATTCACATCTGAGATCATCCGGTCGCGCGCGTAGTCTCCAGCGAGAGGATCGTTACGGGAGTAGACATCGGCCTTGCTCTCTGCGATAGTAGCTAAATCGGCGAGCGGAGTGTTCTTTGCCAAAGTGGCATTGGCATTAGCAAGGTATTGTGGTACTGTCCAATGCCCATCACTCGCTGTTCCAGCATCCTTCACTGACTTCCCAGAGAACCACATGCTCGCGGCTTCGTTGAAGCTACCGTACTTCTCCATGTACCCGCCGAAGACCGTCTCGAAGACTTTCTCCTGCGCAGCCTGATCTCCAAGGAACTCCTTCGACGTCATCGAAGGCAGGCCAGCCTGCGAAAGGAACTCTGGAAGATTGCTCTGCATGACTTGGTACTTGCCCAATGCGCGATCTCCACCCTTTGTCGCTGGGCCGATTGCATTGTAATCTCCCCCGCTCTCATTCCCAGCAATAGCAGCCTTTGCAGCAGGCATAGGTACTGCCTTATCACCCAACGAGGTGTCGCGGCCAGATCGAATATCAGCGGAGATGTTTCTAGCGCCGGTGGTATAGACTTGCTGGCGGACGATGCGCTGGACTTTCTCAAGGTCCTCTCCACGAACATCCCCGTTCGCGATCGCATCATCGAGCATTTTCTGCGCGCCGAATGGATTTGTCCTCGCGGTTCCTTCAATCCGATTCATCCACATTGAGGAGTGGTTCTTGGAGATGTTGTAGTTGATCTGGTCGTCGCTCTCACCCTTTGCGGCGCCTTGTTGCCGAACCTCCTCATCTCCAGCTTCGAGTTGGTTGTTGAAGTTCCGCTCGTCGCTTGGGTCGATCAAGGCTTGGTCATTGAACCCCGCCACGCGGGCCTTACTCGCCCCGACCGCCCACCCCTTCTGCTCTGCCGCCGCATGCCCCGCGCCATTGAAGATCGTCCTTGACATCGTTGACATCGAGGTAGAGTCGAAGAGCTTCTGCGCCATTGCAGTTGGGAGGGAGTCGCGGGTCTGCTTGCGGAGGTTCTCGATATCCGCGGTGTACTTCGGATAGGCATTAACCGCATCCTTCCCCTCTAGCGAGGAGAACTTCGCGTGAAGATCACCCACTTGCATCATGTAATTCGCATCAGCCTCGCGCGCAGTCGTCTCGTTCTGAAGGTCTTGTAGCGCGATAGCACGCGAGAAGAGTTCGTTCCCAACTTGGCCGACGCTCGACCCAAGCCCCTGCAAGGCATGGCCGATATTAACCCCGAATGCATCTGGAGGAGTGTTAACCGCCAGCCGAGGAGTGGGGATGTCCTGTGGAATAACAGTCGGATAGGGGGTGTATGGTACTTGTGCCAAGATGGTCCTCAATAAATCGCGTAGTCACTTGCGCCAGTATAGGGCTGGCTCCCACCACCGCCACCAAAACTACTACTTCCCTGCAACCACTTCGAGCTAACACTCCCCGCGCCGCCAACAATACTGGTGATGGCCCCTATCTCCCCAGCCGTCTGCGCAGTGCTGGCGCCCATCTGATAAAGCCCCGCCTGCGCTGTATCCTCCGCCCCCTGCACTTGAAAGCCATAGGCCCGCTTCGCTGCATCACTGCGAATCACACTTTGATTCTCTTGCCCAATAGCGATCTCGCTCCCGCGCACAAGCTTCGCTGAGCCGGAGTTGGGGTCGATATTCCCCGCACCTTGCGCCGCTATAGTCCGCCCAACCTCCGCTCGCGTCTTAAGCCCGCTATCCTCCGCTTGTATTCCACCAACTGCTATGGCGTAGTTCGCATTCTGCTGTGCCACTTGCGCGTTCATTTGCGCGATGCCAGCTTGGTAGTTGTACATATTGGATTGGGCTTGGCCGGAGAAGAGAGAGCCAGCCGCGCCCAATATCCCGCCAGCGGCCGGTGCCGCCATTCCAACTCCAGCAATAGCAGGAGCGAAGGCCATCAGTCTTTCCTTCTAATCGAGAAGTGAAGCTGGCCATCCTCTCGCGCAATGATCTCTGCGCCAAGCCACTTCAACCACTGTACCGCGCGCACTTCCTTCTGGTCGATATGTCCAACGATCGTTGGATAAGCCTGTAACATCATCTCAACCACTCTCTGCGAGTAGCGGGTGAAGAGGAACTTATGCTCTTCGATAAGGTCGGTGGTAAGTAGCCAGAGATATGCCTGCTCTGATAGCACACTCGGGGGGATCAGCCCCCACACACACGCTATCTTCCCATCCACCTCTCCGCTCCAAGCGAAGGCGGATAGGATCAGCAACTCATCAAGTGTCTTGTCCACACCCGCGAACTCCGCTACTTTACTCCGCGCAATCACATCCCCGCGGTCGAATTCCCCCACTCTCGCAACGGTAATCATCCTGCCCTCGCATTTTTTGTATCGCCGAGCTCTACCTCTGGGATTACCCCGAGTACAGTCGCGGGGTACGGGAGGTTCTGCTGAATACAGAACTGGCCAATCTCTTGCCAGAGTGGATCGAGCTTTATATAAGCGTCGATCGTTGGACCACTTTGGTTCAAGCTAGGGTTCACCAAATCCCCGATCTTTGTCGGCCCATTACTCTGACTCGGTACCGCTCCGATCTGAAGGTCCTTCACTGTCACGGCGTTGGCGAAGGTCGTACCCACTTGCAGCCCGAGTGTGTCTGCTGTTCGCAGAGTCAGGCTTGGTATCTTCTTCCGCTTGCTCTGACTCGTTGGCTCGCCGAGATCGAGAGGCAGCGTTTGCAATTGCGGGACGAAAGCTAACCCAAGCGTCACTTTGCTGGCAGAACTCGTAAGCGTGATTGTCCCGCCAGCAGAGACAACTGTCAAGGGGACAACCGATCCATCGGCGGTGCCAGTAACGGACATTCCGATCAGTTGCATCAACCCGGTTATTGTAGTGACCGGTTCCCAGATAGTGTAGCCTGTGGTGACGGGATATGGGACACCTGTGTAAGGATTGAGGAGAGTCGGGGTGCGAGTCACTGTAGCTGTGACAGCAGAGGTGGATGTGTAGGCGGTGATAGTATAGATGCCCCCGCCAGCCCGGACAACCCAGCCAACCATGCCTGAAGTAAACGGCGCGTCAACCGTGTCAGTTAAGGTGACACTTGTGCCAACTGCCCCGGAGCCAGTGACAGTAAGCGTGCCCGTTGGCGAGACTTGTGGCAGGGTCTGTAGCGCACAGTCCACACTCCACGAGTCTTCATAGCCGTACGGGAAGAATCGATCCGCAAGCCGCTCAACATACTGAACAGTGTTGCCGTTCACTAACCGCTGTACTATGACATAAACCGCATCAACCACATTCCCATTTCCCACCGTCTCAATCACCGAGCAAACTGAGGTGAATTGCCCGTTTGTATCATGGTGCGCCCAGCCGATAAGGTCTTGCTCTTTCACAAATCCCAGCGATAGCATCGTTCCATCATTGCGGATCGCCCATATTGTCTTAAACGGTTCCTCTGCCAAAGCCCAATCGAGGAGGTAGTAGTTGAAGAAGAGATGGTTGGAGAGGACAGAGATATCGCTGCCGGTATAGATGTTGGCATAGATGTTGTAGGTGAGATCGCGGACGTAGCTGCCCTTGTTGGTTCCGTAAAGGACATCGAGGTTGATCTTGAGCGGCCGAAGATCGTTAGCGCCGTTGAAGGCTTGAGGGGTTGCAGTTATGCTCGCAGGGGTGATTGGATTCGACGTTGAAATGCCGCCACCGCCATTAACGAGCCAAGCGCCTTTCCCTGTTAGCAAAATCAATCCTGTCGGGACAGGAATCATTGAACGGATGTCGTTTAGCTCTTCGGAAATAATCGTTGCGCTGACAGCGTCGTCATCCTCTGCAGGATTCGAGATGTTGAAATTGAAGAAACTCCCTGGCTGCGATAGGTTTGCGGTTTGAATTGCCCCTGGTTGTGCTGCAAGAACAAGGCGCTCTTGTTCAAAGCTAGGGACGCCGGGATTGCCAGCGGAGACGGAACCGAGCGACGCGGTTGCAGTAGCGCTGCCAGAAAGGGTTACGGCTGGAACTGTAGTGTAGCCAAAGCCGCCTTGTATCAATACGAGCGCTGCGATGTCCCAAGTAACTGCGATGATGATATCTTGGTTGAAGGTAAATTGGCCGCTACCAACGTTGGTATTGCCGTAGGTGAATGAAGATGGCGCAGAACCAGAGGAGATATTTCCACGGTTAACTATTGAAACCGAAGTGATTTCCCAGCCAAAGCTAAGAGTCGTCCCCGTAATTTCGAAAACAACTCCGTCATAACCAGTTATTAATTGATTAATAGGATTGCCATTAGTCGCAACCGCAGTTTGAGTTATGCTATAAGTATTAACTTGCAACGTGGCATACGCTGTTGCCTGCAATCCGCTCGACGGCACAGCGATTGTTACAGGCGGGACAGCGGTATAATTTGCATTAGTACCCAACGTCAAGCTCTGAACACTCGCGCCGAGGAATGGGTTCTGCACAATTGGCGGAGTTTGTGAAAAGTCAGGGTCTATCCCTGGATATGCATCGGTGAAACTTAAGGCCGAGACATTTCCCACGAACCCATACGGTGCGCCAGAGACAATCGTAGCGTTATAGTTTGGAGCTGCCTTATAGACGTTGTAACTAACTGCCCCCGGACTCGCCTGCCACGCTATCGTATTGGACCCAGGCGTTGAGCCTAGGTATAAATAATCTGCCAGCGTCGTCGGTGTCGACGGCACGCTCTCTTGGCCGTTCCTATCAACCGCTGTGACGAGGTAGCCGTAGTACCACGAGCCTGAGTTAAGCGTTGTGGCTGAAATAACGCTCGTGGGGGCAAGAACAGTTGGACCGAAGGTGATTGCGGTATAGGTCCAAACATTCGCTGAGACGATCGTAAGGATCGCAGAGGGATAAGTGGGATGGCATATGATTAGCGAGGTTACATTCTGCACCCACTTCAGTCCAGGATTTCCCGTTGCTGGATTCGGGAATAAATCGCTAGCGTTGTAGGGAGTGGTGATAGTATAAACCCGCTGCAACTGGCCGCCTGAGGTATAGGCTCCAGTAAAGGTGACAGCGTTGCCAAAGAGATCGGTGACGATAACATCCGTAGCGTCGGTCCCAGCCGCAACGATGAAGTAGCGACCGTTGACGTTCGTCAACCCTCCCCACCCGCTAGCGTAGACCCAATCGCCGGCAGCGTAACTATTTGCAATTGTAAAATCATTTCCACTCGCGGCGCTGCCTCCAGTGACCGCATTCTCGAGAATGTACGCACCATTCGAGATGAAGCGAATATAGTTCTGGCCAAATTCAAGCACATAGCTCAGGGTTGAACTAGGCTGAAAGGGAATTAGCCTAGCGCCAAGGGACTTGCATTGGTTGATGAAGCGAGTGCCGGGGCGGGTGCTAGCGCCACCACCGGAGTAATCAACGTACCAATTCCGGAGTAGAGCCGCGCCCGCGTGGAATTTTTGTACATCGACGCGACTGCGCAGTTTCGGCGCCCACTCACCGCTGGCGAAGGATGTTTGGATGAATGGCTGCGCCACTTAATCCTCAATACGGGCTGTAGAAACTACCCCAATCAAAGCTCATATTCGGACTATACTCCCAGTTGGGTCCTGAGGAGCCCCCGCGTACTCTTAAGAAGTCCGGCATCACATCATTCACTGTGATCCCTTCGTTTCCATCGGCCTTCCTCGCCTGCCCTACCATCTCATTAGTGAGACCGATTAAGGAATTGGCGAGAGCCTTATCCCCGTTCAGTTGGAAGGATAGCCTCGCCGCGAGGATATGGACCCAAGCATCTTGGAACAGCGCATCCATCACATTCGGGTCAGTAACGGAGCAGTTATAGCAGAGGATGGCGTTCTCTTGATTGCAAAGGAGCACTCGCTGCGGGGCAGGAGAGGAGACCGAGGACATAGTTAGGTTGAAAGTAGCGCCGGTTCCGTTCCCAACCTGACCGTTCGCGCCAGTGGAGAACCCTTGCGCGACAGGATTCGCGGGTGGCTGGTAGTAGCTCCCACTCAAACTCTGCGTCGCTGCGCCAGAGGGTGATTCGTTCTCGCCGAAGACTTGATTCACAACAGCGACAGTGGTGATAGCGCCTCCGACACCAATCCCAGTCACTTGCAATACCGCAGGCGCCCCTACGTTCATCGTTACAGTCGCGGGGGTCAGGGTGCTTTCTAAGGGAGGGTAGTACTGCGTGATGGTGTAAGTCGGCTGTGTGAGGAAGATCAGATCGCCAACAGCATAACCAAGCCCCGTTGCCGAAACCGCCGCCGCAGTAGCAGCGTAGAATTGGTCTGTGCTGACTTTGAACTTAAGCGGAGGCCCTGTCCAGCCAACATTGCTCGATCCTGTCGCGGTGCCGGGCGGATAGATTGGGATGCCGCCAGCGAGGGAGGTATACTGCGGCATGATCCAACGTGCGCGCATACAATCGACGGGGTATTGGTACTCGTAAGCCCACGGGGGTGCTGGGGTCCCAGGTTGCCACAGTGGAAGGTTTGTGTTTGGTGTGTTCTCTGGGGTTGTTGGGAGAGAGGTGATGTAAGTTAGGTTCGCGAACTTCTCCACACAATCCCATGGTGCCATCCGGTTCAACTCATCCCGAAGCTTGTAGATGATGAGGTTCGCCTGGATGGCTTCGTTGGAAGTATTGTTGGCGAACTCGGACGAGGACATATTCGTCCTCGTCCCAGCGAGCTGGAGTGCCCGGTTCGCGATATCAAGGACCGCGGTCACTTAATGCTTCCCTTGCGTTCCACAGTTCCCGCAGTTATCTTGATGCAACCCCGGCCCCTCTTCCATCTGCCCCATTGGCCCCTTCGGAGGGGAGTAAGGAAGGTCCTTACTTTCCATCACCCCGCCAGAACGAGCGCGGGGCATCTGCTTGTCCGGCGAATTCGGGCCAAACATATCAAGGATGTCTTTGGCCATTACTCAAGCTCCTTTCTTACCAGCTTTGCCTTCGGCGCATCTTCCTTCGTCGTCAACCTCGTCATCTCCGCCAAGGCGGCATCGTGTATGTGCCTGAACTGCGGGAACTTCGAGGGCAGAGTTCCTTCGATGATATTGAGCAGTTGTTCGATCTTATCCCAATCCATGTTCAATGCTTTCCCTGCGACCCCGCAGTGTGAGTGGTTCGGCTATCATCCTTCGGCGCAGTATAGCCCGGCCCCATCCGAATCCGATCACCACGGTAGCCGGTGTCACCGGTATCGGTGGCGTGGTTACCGAGAGCCTCACCGATCTGACTCACCCCCGCAGGGTTTATCAGCGTCGTCTTCGGCTCCACTTTCCGTCCTGAACTCATCCTTGTTCTCCTTTGGTTTCTCTAACTGCTTGGTGTGGTTGTAGCGATTCTCTGGATCAGCGGCCATCGCGCGGCGGACTTTGTTGAAGGCGCCGCCTTCGGCATTTAGCTCTTTCAGAATCTGCCGATAGCGGTCGTCCATCCGGCGGATTTCACTGAGGACATATTCCGGCACGTCCTGCCCATGCTCCTCGTACATATACTTGATATCGTGGACGTCGTGGAAGGCATTGACGAAGCGGCGGTAGCGCTCTGGCATATCCGATTCGGCGTCGCGGATGTAGCCCACCACTTGAGTCGTCTGCAAGCGAATAGTCGTCAACTCGCGCGCAATGCGTTGCAATAGGGCGACCGCACTGTCACTCTTAAGTTCTTCCTCAGGTGTCATTTCTTTTTCTTTCTCAAGATACCTGTACGTGCGTCGGCAGCGTTGAACTCTTTCGCAACCATGGGTGGGACACCGACCTTCCTCGCGAACTTTGGATTGTGCGCAGCGGCGGCCATCAACTTCGCTTGAGGCTTACTTTTGCTCGGCATTGGGCTTCTTCTTCGGCTCGTATTTGTCCTCAAGCTCTTTGATCTTGGCGTCGCGCTGTTTGACTTGCGCCTGCAACGCCTCGACCGACTGCGCCAGCCCGTTCACGGCATTGTCGATTTGCAACGCCATTTGCGACGGCGTGACTTGCTGCTGCGCTTGTGCAGTGCCAGCCAAACCCAACAGTGCGGCGACAACGATAGCTACTCTCATTTTATGTTCCCTGTTCGAGTGTCAGTGCGGTTGTTTCAATTGTTTCAGAAGCTCCCACACCTTCTTATCGAAAGCAACTTGGTACGCCTCAAAACATCTATCCATATAGTTTTCCACACCAGCGTCGCTATACTCCGCGCAGGCGTGATTCATTGCGGCCATGTCATCAGCAATTAGGCTGATGTGAATATTTTTATCATTGGCGTGGCCAGGAGCGTCGGATTTGTAAGTGTAGGACTCCCCGCGCAGCCCCATAATTCCAGCGACGCCCTGATCTGGCGTTATCTCTGCGATTAGATTTTTGTAACGAAGCGCGCTGATGCCGCAGATTGTGCTGCTTGTATCGCTCTCGACTTGCGATCCCGTCGCATTCAAACAAAGCGCGGCAGAACCGGAGCCGGAAGTTAAGCCAGTCAAGTAAAGAGGTGCCGCTATCGTTAGCGTCGAAGCGTTAATGAGAAACGGCTCAAGCACAGTGTCCGCGTCATTGACAGTTGCCAATTCAACCTGGGTTGAACTGGAACTTTTGACAAAGGCCGCGTCAAGATTTGTTCCGACCTTGAACTGCAATGGAACGGTAGCAACGGGAGTGATGCCGACCCCGACCGTTGTGAATACTCCCGTCGTTGGCGTCGTTGCGCCAACGGTACCGTTAATGTTGATCGAGGCCGTACCAGTGAGGTTCGTCACGGTGCCAGATGACGGTGTGCCGAGCGCACCGCCGCTAATCAAACAAGCAGCCGAACTCCAAGCAGGCAGGCCGCTGGTGACGATCAGGCAATCGTTAGTCGAGCCAATAGCAAGTCTTTCAATGACATTGCTAGACCCGCTGTTTGTGTAAACATCGCCCTTGGCATCCGAGCCAAAGTCGGCGGTTACGCCACCAAGCAAATCAGTGGATGACGCAAGCGTCTTGTTGGTCAGTATTTGCGCCGCCGCTATGCCGGCAATCGTGTCCGTCGCTGCCGGGAGCGTCCATGTGTAGGTCGATGCGGCCGAAGGCGCGACCACTTCGCCAACGCCAGAGCTAGAACCCGCAAGATAAATCCCAGTCCAGCCGAGAGAACTACTGCCCAAAGCATCGGTATAAGTGACGGTAGGAACAAAATTGCCAGCCAGCGCCAGCGCGCCCGCTACCGAGTTGCCGACATTAAGAACAACGGGCGTGTTTAACCCAACATTGATCGGAAATTTACTGTTCGTGGCGTCGAGCAAATACCAGTTGCCGCCAGATGCCATGCTGACTTTCCAGCTTTGGCCGCCGAGTGTCCATTCAAGTTGATTGCCCTCGGTGCCCGTTAGCGTCAAAAGACTGCCGAGACTGGTTGCTTTATTAAGTGAAATCGAGGCATCCCCGCTGGCGCCGATCTGCAAGATGTTGGAGGCGTCGAGATTCATCATTAGAATGTCGGCGCTATTCGCAGCGTTTCGTCCGTAAATCCCAATGTTGTTTTTGATCTGCAAATGCGGATCGCAGGTCATCGTAAATGCGATGGTTGGAACATCATTGGCAAAATCGAGCGGATAACACTGACCACCCGTTCCAGTTGTTTCACCGATTACCCAATTGCCTGGCGATGTGCCGGTGCCCTTATTTCCAATAATCAACTGACTTTGCGCACTTGTGTCGGTGCCGTTGAAAACGATAAAGGTGCCAGCGTCGGAGGGCGGCTGTATCAAAAGATTAGTGGGAACATTCGTGACGTTTGGCGCTGGTCCGATTTCGACTAAATTGGCCGTCTCGTCGCCGAGCAAAAAAGCTCCGTTGCTATCGGCACCAAACTGGATTGCGCTCAGTCCATTAAACTTCAACAAATAGCCGCCAGTCGGAACCGTGATAGTCGTACCGCTGATCGAAAATGCGCAGTTATTCCCCAACAGTGTTCCAGTCGTATTGGCCCATGGCGCGGCGCAGCCGATGGTGGAGGTACCGGAGCCAATAACTGCTCCGCTGCCTGAAATAATTGACGAAAACGGAATAGGCCCAGGTAAGCCTCCGCCTACAGTTCCACAAGCGGAATCGGCGCCGAAGTTGCCATTGCATTGTGCCGCCGCACTGTTAAGGGTAGCAAACAATGATATGAATAAAGCAACAGCTAAGGTTATTTGTTTCATTGCGGATTCGTCCATCCCTTCTGCTCATTGCTCGGGTTCAAGGTCAAGCCTCCGTAGTTCGCGGTGATCGATACTTGCGTGAGGCCAAGGATGTTCTCTGCGTTAGAAGCAGGCTTGATAATGATTGGGTTAGCTGCGGCGAAGCCACCGATGTCAACGACGGTGACAGGCTTCTTTGCGTAGAGTGCCCCCTGTGTCACCGCTGGGACAGTAGGATAAAGTGCCGTTGGGAGTATGATCGTTACCGCCCCTGCCACAGCGACTTCGACCAACGTAACATCCGGAGTAAGAGTATAGGTCCCAGCAGCAGTGATCCGAGCAATAGGGTTCAGACCAGGGAGCATAACCCACCCAACACTCGGGCCCATATAGGTCCGAACCAACTGGCGAGAAGTGCCACCTTGATCCAAGTCAGTTTGCGAAGACATTAGAACTGCCCATACCCAACCGATCCAGCGATCCGAGCAGTACCAACTGTTAAGCAAACATCAGCGCTCTGTGGAGCGACGAGAATAGCACCAGCCCCGACACCATAACCATCGGGTTGGAGGGTAATGCCAGTGCCGTAGGTATCAGGGCCATCCAATATAGTGGTACCTGTTCCGCAGTTTGTGCCAGTCCCAGATGACCAAGTCACCACGGCTCCAGAAGCCGGGACGATATGCCAGCTGGTGATGTAGGTGGACTTCCCAGCAATACCGGCGATTAGTTTAGTCTGGGCCTGAGTAGAAGCTGGTAGTGCAACAGTTGCCTGAGTAGTTGGGATCGGACCCATTGGGCCCTGCTGTGCGAGGGCTTGGGCTGCGAAACTAAGTAATAAAGCAAGGGAGAGAGTTAGCCTTCTCATGTGAGCCGCCTCCCACCAACTGCCTTCGATTCTGGCACAACCATCCGCGCCAGAATCTCTGTCTGCTGCTGCATCATTGCAGTCATCGAGGCCATCAGTTGTTCAAGACCAGCAATTTGTGGAGCTTGCTGTACCTTGTCCTTGAGTTCGGCCATCTGATTGATGAAGCCGAGTTCGAGGCGTTGGCCATAGCTGAGCCCCTCAACCTCCGGCGCGTTCCAACTCTTCTCAAGCCGCGCTGAGATTTCCTTCGCCTCATCGTCGAGCGGAGTCATGCATGGAGTGGGATCGCCGATGAAGATGACATCCTTCGGCTGCGGATTGTTGCCATCGGAGACGATGATATCGCAGAACTCCGGGTCCGGGTCGCCCTGGCCAAAAGCCTTCAGGTCGTCCTCGTACTTTGGATTGATGTAAAGCGGAACCTCAAACTGCGTCCGCTTTGGGCGGCCAGTGCGGCGGTCGATCTCTTGGTACTCCCACTTCATTCCAAGCACTCGGAGGTAGTGAGCATCGGTAAGTTTCCATCGGGCCATGTTACTTTCCTTTCTTCCAAGCCAGCGCTATCTTTGAGCGCGGGGCGATTTCAACAAAACGCTTAGCGAACTTCTCGGCGGAGGCCTTATTCCCATGAGCAGCGTAGAGTGCCCATGCACCATAGGTGAGATCGGCGGACCAAGGATCGGTCTGTAGTGCTTTGGCAACAGCTTCAACTGACCCTCCATGAAGGATCGCGGAGTAGCCCAGCGCTGTGCGGATGAAGCGGTTCCAGGGGAATAGCTGAGCTGCTTCTACCACCCGCCCATGGCCAGATAGCTGGTCGGAGACGAGTCCGCTCAATCCAAGCCACACGCCAACCCCGGCAAAGAGCCCCCAGCGCAACCATGCCCAGAAACCCCTCGACAGGTATAGCTGTTGGGAAAGCCACCAAGGCAACGGCGCAGAAGGCCCACCAGAGATAGCGCCACGGGCCGTGCGTGAAGAGGGCAATCGCCACCAGCCCGAAGAGCGGTATGGCCCCGATACCGAACTCGAAAATAAGCTCAAGAAAGTCATTGTGCGCGCTCTCTGGGCGGGTCGCCATCGTGTCTGTGCGCGTGGCGAAGTGTGGGTAGAGGGTAAGGAATGAACCGGCGCCACGGCCGAAGGGGGAAAGCCCATCGACCGTGTCAAGCCAGATTGCTTCACGCTCTAAAAGAGAGGAAGTCGATGGCTTATGCCACCAACCAATCGCGCCGAGAGGAAGGACTAAGGCAAGGGCGAGAACGAGACCGCGCCAACGCAGCTTGTCCCAAAGCCACACTCCGCCCGCTACCCCAAGCGCGAGGAGGGCAGTGCGGGAATCGGAGAGCCAGATGCAAGGGAGGGTGAGGGTGAGGGGCCAGAATTGCCGTGTGGTGAGAAGTCCAATTGAGGTGAGTGCCGCTACTTCACCGAATGGATTGGCATTTACAAATAACCCCGACGGGGCGCCAGAGGTTTGTGGAAGGAAGTGCCAGCCGAAGGCCTGCGCAAGGGCAACGGCGAGGTTCACGCCGAGCCCCATCGCTGCACCAAGGAGCAGCCGATCGAGCCGATACCCAGCCGCACTAACGCAGAAGCTGAACGCAAGTATCCAAAGCAGCCAGAGCTTCCACACTCCCTGCACAAGCACTGGCGTCCATAGGAGTGAGATGGAGGCATAGGCGAGAAAGGCCAGGCCCAACCAATGAGCCCAGCCCATCTCAATCCTACACGTTAGGACAAACGGTAACACGCAGGATAAGAGAATCCAACCGGACAGGATCATAAACCCTGTCACAGCTGGGATGTAGACTAGCGGTAAGGCTAGTCCGAGGAGGAACATTAGTAATTCGCTCCGAGGCAGATGTAGTTGTAACTTTTAGACGCTGCCACAACGGTGGCATTGATGCCGGTGTTGGTGACGGTGAAGGTCGGAGCGGTAGTGCCAGCAAGTTCTTGCAGGATGCAGGAAGGGGCGTTGGCGAAGGCTTGGCCAAAGGTGACGATAAGGGTCGTTGTCAAGGATGGAATAGATACCACCCCCGCCAGATCAGTGGCTGTGCCTACGAAGGTCGGCGCTCCACCTAGACCACCAGCGGTTATGGTTGGTGGGGTAGATTGGCCCACTGAGTCGAGGTGGTAGGGAAGGAAGATGTTGTTGTTGGAGTCCATAGGCACAGGGCCGCGCGGGTCTTGCGAGCCTTGGAGTGACTGGGTAAGATTCTGCGCCCCGGCGATAGTCATGCCGAAGGCGAGAATAGCAACAAAGGGAAGAAGGATTCTGCGCATGTTCTGTTACCTCCTCCGATACCATGTTAAGGTGGCGTAGTCAAACTGCCATTCTGCACTCGCCCCAGCAGACAAGGTTTGGGAAGAGTAAGTCTGGGCCAAGGTCTGGTTTTGTGGAGTGGTGGTGGTAGTGACGGTGGTATTGCTGGAGAAAGAAGAACCAGTACCATTCACAACCGAGAACACTTCCCCATCGAACGCGGGGTTCGGTAGGGTTACGTTCCAAGTGGTGATGGCGCCAGTAGCGATCAGATTCCCAACCGCGTTGGTAGGGGCTGAGGCAACAGTTGTTCCAGTAGCGACGAGTTGGTAGCCACTGGAATTACGGACTTGATTGATGGTAGCATAGGTGCTTTGGCCCCCGATCCCACCAATGGAGACGACGAATGTCTCTGCGCCGGTTAGGTTGTAGAACGTAAGCTGTTGGGCTATCGCTCCACCAGCAAGGGCCAGCGCTAGGATGGCCCCTGCTATGAGATACCTTCGCATCAATTCGACACAGTGACCCCGGCCGGATAGCCGGAGAGTGCGCCGCCAGTTCCTTCAGGTTGGAGGAACTGGTCGAGGACGATCCCTGCTTCCACAGCCCCGGCAGTGAAGGTGCCGACGGAGATGTATTGGAGACGAAGGAAGCGCGGGAGGACTTGGCCTGGGATCACGCGTGGGACATCGACGTTGGCAAGGTAGGCGCCAGCGGTAAGGTTCGTGAGAAGAACGGCAGGGCCGGTCCACATTGTCGTGTAGGAGCCGGGGACACCAGCGCCAGAGTCAGGGGCTCCCGCCATCTGAGCTTGGAGAGAGGTGCCGCTGAGGAAGGCGGTCGTCACCTGAACAAGGAGTTCGAGGGTATTATCGCCCCCGATCCCGATATCGCGAGCACCACCACCATTCGCCGAAGTCGGAACGCCAGAGGTGACGCCGAGATCGAGGATGTTGGTGGCGGTTTGAGTGCCGGTAGTCGGGGTGTCGGTATTGCCCGAGGCCCCAGAGAAGAAGAGAAGACTGTCTAAGATCATCTGGGTTCTCCTTAGATGTTGACTTCGTTGGAAAGGATCGCGTCGCAGGTTCGGACAGGGATGCCGCGGAAGGTAGTGATAGGCTTCCCGTCAAATTCCTCAATCCGAAGCAGGACGTTTGTTTTGTTCATCGCCTGGAGATCGAGGTAGGTCCGAATGATACGATTGCAGTAGATCACCGACCGGCCCATGTTCGCCCGGATTTCCGGAGTATCGGAAGTCTGGATGGTGCCTGAGGAGACCGGCTGCGTGGGCAAGCGGTAGATCGCGCGGACGATCAGGTTGATAAGGTTCGCCGCGCTCACACCAGTCAGGAGGGTCACGTCGATGTTCGCGATTCGGACGACATACCGCCAATCGCGGAGGACGTAGCCGATTTCCCACTTGAAGTGGTCTCGGTAGGCTTGGTAGGTGTTGCCAGAGGAGTCGGAGACAGGCCACTCACCCATATCCCGATGCTGGAGCCCGGTGATCTTTCCCTTCGGGAAGGTCGCGTGGGCAGTGTCGTCACCCCAAACGTGAATCCAGATTGAGGTGTTGGTCGAGGCGGTGCCGCCGCCGGAGAGGACGTTATTGGCGGTCTGGGAGTTGGCGGTGCTTGAGGTCGAGTACCGCGGCGCCCAGCCGGTGAAGCGTTCCGGGTTGATGAACTGGTTGCCGTAGATTAGAGTGGAGGCAACCTGCTGCGACATCCCTTCGAGGAACGCCCGGACTTCAGACAACCGGAACTCTTGGGTGTTACCGTTGAGGTCGGCGATGTCCTTGTCGATCACGGAGTAGGTTTCGAGATTGCCGCAGGTGTCCTGAATCTGCGCGGTCGTCGACTTCGCATTCGGGACACCTTGGTTCAGCAAACGCCAAGTTGCTTGCGGAAGACCAGTGCGGACGGTGGTCTTGTGGCCGGTTGGGAGATTGCCCTCAACGACCATCATATCCTCCAAGACCTCATTGGTCTGCGAGAGGAGTTCGATGATCCGGGCAACCTTATACCCGTCGTCAATACGACGGGCCCAATCGGCGTACGTCAGTGCTTGACTGCCAATCGTTGCCATTAATAAGCTCCTTTAGGTTGCGGTTGCGTCATCGAGGATTGCTCGATGACTTCAGTCCAGGCCAGATGGCCGCAGCCGCAGACGGAGAAGCCTTGCCCGGTTCGGATTGACCGCCGGGGGATGGCCCTTTGCCAGAGACGTGCGTGCCTTCGGATAGTTGCTTTGCCCAGTGGTCGATCGCCCGGATGAACGCGGGATGGTTCCCGGCTCCGGTGATGTCCATGAGTTCGCGAAAGTCCGAGGCCAGTTGTTGATCGGGTAGGGAGTTGAGTAACGCCCCGATCCTTACGTTTACTTCCTTCCCGGCGCCGAGCTTGCCTCGGAGGTCGGGGTGGGATTCTGCATCTGTCTTCCACTTCGCCGTCATATCGGACCAAGCTTTGTAGGGGGCTTGCGCGGCTTCGGAAGTCAGCTTGGTGTAGAGGTCGATCGTCTTCTGACCTTGCTCTTGAGAGAGGTTCAGGTCTTTGAAGAGGGTGTCGGCCTGGGTCTTGACTTCTGGCGCGAGGGTGAATCCTTCGGGGACAGTATAGTCGGCGTATTTCTCGGGAGCGGCGGAAGTGCCCTTGGATTTGTCGGCAGCCTTCCCATCGGTCCCTGTGTCTGATTTGCCCTCAGCTTTGGGAGGGTTCTCAGACTGGTTAAGGAGCGTCTTGCCCGCATCACCTGCCTCCGTTGAGGTCTGCTCGCTCGTCGTAGTCGGATCGGACTTCGTCGTCTGGCCATCCACTATCTGACCGTCCGGCATCCGCGTTATCCCCGACGTGTCGGTCGTTGTCTGTGTTTCTTCGGCCATCTGCTTGTTCCTTGTCTGAAGCTTCACGCATCATTGAGATGTATTGGTCTGGGGCGCTTGACATCACGTCGGTGAGGAGTTGAAGACCGGCGTTCCGCTCGCCCTCGGCAAAAGCGGTTCGGTACGGATCGTTAGAGAACGAAGTTTGGAATACATGGGACCGGACAAGCCAGTCGTGGACATAAGAGCGGCCCGCCGAAGACGACATAAGGGTGAAGATGACAGTCGCGCGCTCTGCTTCGAGGGCTTTGGCGGCCTTTCGAGCGGCACGGATTTGGCGGGTGTCTGAGGCATTGTCCATCACGCTTGGCCAGTCAACTTGGTTAATAGATTGCCGCCGCTAGTGAGATTTGCACCAGCGAGATTCTTCGCCCCAGCAGAGAGCTTGTTGGCGATATCGGCCTGCTGCGCCTGCGCCTGCTGTGCTTGTTGCTGCGCGCGCTGCTGGCGGATTGCCGCGAGGGCAGCGGGGGAGCGGGTCAAGTCAGGCTCACCAACTTTAAGCGCCGCGATCTTCTCGAAGGAGCGGTCCATGTCGATGTTGTCGATCATCGTCGGATCGACACCGGCGAACTGTGAAGCGAGGTTCATGATCTCGATAATGGAGTTGGCCTTGTTCGCGTTCTGGGAGATTTCGATCATGGAGGAGAACTCAACGCGAAGGTGTTGGCCTTGGGCCTCGCGAGGGGCACGGGGCAGGACTCCCGCCCGAGAGGCAATACCGAAGACGCGATCGTGGAGAGGGGCGAAGGCCTCGTGGTTTAGCCGTTCGAGAACAGGGCCAAGCATGAGCATTGCTTCGGCTTTACGCGCATCGATCTCCGTCGCGGTCACGCCCGAGCGGGTCTCGTACTGCGAGATGGTTTGGAAGAGGTTGTTGTAGAAGGTCTCGCCCACCCGCTGGCGAACCTCCTGCATCTGCTGCATCATCTCATTGACTTGGGGGTTGACCATATAGGCGGGGGCGAAGCCTGTGCGGCCTTGGGAGAGGATACCTTGGACGTAAGTAACGCCGCCGGGGAGAAGCGAAGCTGGCTGGTTCTTCAACTGCACGTCAGCGATCATCGGTGGGTTGACCATCTTGTCAATCCCCTGCGAGAGCCGCTTCGTCTCTAGTTGAAGTTGTTTGATATCTGGAAGAGCATCCATCCCTGGCGATCTTCCGTAAGCGTCATTAGATACGAGGTCCCATCGGCAAATGATTGCAGGAGACTCGTGAAAGCCCCTTTTTCTAAGGAGTCCAGGAGAATAGGAAGAGCCTCCTTGAGGAGAAGCGGACCCTCCCCATTCCCAGTAGCACTCGCGGTAGGGGAAGCTTTCCGGAATACCAAACTTTCTTCCGTCTTTATTTGGCTCCACCATATGCGCCACGACCAGTTCACGGGTGAGGCTGGTTCCGCCCTCAGCCCAAAGCCGTGCGGAGGAAGGGGAGAGATTCTGAACCCCGAACTCGTCCGCAGCTTGGGAGATGGTATTGGTGAACTCGCGCGCGAAGACAACAGGGCGGTAGCTGCCGGAGTTATCGACATAGTATTCGCCGAGGCAAGGGTTGTAGCAGCGGATCACGTTGTCGAAGTCTTCGTAGATCAGCATGACCGCGGTGCCGAAGACGACGAGATCGAAGTAGAAGATGGCGAGGGAGTCGTAGAAGTTCGACTCGGAGAGGATCAGGCCGACGATCCGCTCGACCTCCGCGAGCCAAAGGGAGACTGGGGAGGTGGTTGTGGAGTCGAGATGGCCAAGTTTGTACTTGAACCAACGCTTGGTTGGGTCCGAGCAACCCATCATCATCCCGGCGGCGAGGTTACGGGCAGCGAGGGTGCCAGCGGAGTCAAGGATGTGTTGGTTGATCGGCGAACCACGGGCCATTTGGTTCGGGGTTATGAGCCATTTATAGCGGCGGGGGAGGATATAGTCGGCCAGTTCCCGCCAGTGGGTCCACCATGAAAAGCGATTGACGCGCAGCCCAATCAGCCGAGACTCTGCCGCTTTGCGAAACGCAACATCCGGCCCATCCCACTTTGGCTCAGCGCGAGCGGTGGCTTTGCGCACAGCACTACGCGCTCGGGGATCGAGGTTAGGGAGGGTCGTGGCAGCAGAGGCGTATTGTTCCATTACTTCGGCTTCTTCTTATCGTCTTCTGGGCCGAACCGCCCCTGCTGCTTCATCGAGGCAAGGGCCATCATCAACATCTGCTCAGAAGGCATTGGGCCTTGAGGCCCTTGCGGCGATGGTTGGCCGGGTTTGGTGAAGGGGACGATCATTGGCCGATCAGGCTCTTCTGCCCAGTATTACTTTGGTTAGCAAATAGCCCTGCGCCAAGGAAGGTTGGCTGCGAGGGCTTCGCCGTTGGCTTCTGTCCTTGGGGGGAGTTCTGTGTCAGGCCTACTGGTGCAGCCGGGGCCGCTGGGAGAGTAGGGAGGGCTGGAGCAGGTGGGGCAGAGAAGCTCATGCGGCGAGTTCTTTCTCAAGCCGAGCGATAGGGTCATAGTCGCTCTCGACACTTGCCTTTGGAGGGTGCTCACCGCCGGCCTGAAAGTTTGAGGCAAGGGCATGGGAGAAGGTGAGGGCAAGGGCGTCGATATCGTCGAGTTCGAGGTCGGGATCGAGCTTGAGCATGTCCTCTTTCGAAACAAGCTGAATCTCATCGCGCTTGTTCAGGGTGTATTTGATCGCGCGGAACTGCTTTATCAGCGTGGGGTCGTTGGGGATCATCCCAACCTTGAGCCACGCGCGAAGGGCGCCGTACATCCCGCCACGCTTGTTGCTGTACTTCTCCCCCTGCGAGCCCCAGACTGTGTGAGGGGTGTCGTCCTTTCCGCCGAACTGAACGTCGTAGCAGAACAGGGCCTTCGCGCGGAGTTGGTCGACGACGCCACCGCCGACGCCGCCGCCATCGACCATTATCCCATCGGAGTGATATTGGAAGTGGGCCTCAAACACCTTATCGGAGAGTTGAACCGTCGATAGACCTTGGAAGCGCTGGCGTTCGTAGGTTCTGCCGTCGCGGCCCTTCCGTGGGTAGATGACAGAAGAATTCTTTCCGTACCGAGCCACGTCAACGCCAAGAGCAAGAGGATCGGTGAGACTAGAGACGGCCTCGCGCGTACTCGCCAAGGTAATGTCTTCGGCATTGAAGAACTCCATCTCGCCAACGCGGGGGAAGATTCCATAGACGCGGATACGGACGAAGTCAGAGTCTTCGCCGTAGGAGGTGATCCACTTGTCAATCTGTTCTTTGTTGGTGAAGGAGACTTCGCGGGAATCGACTTGACCGTGGGTCCAAACCTTCGCGAACTGACCATCGTCGAAGCATTCTTTGAACCGGCCAGAGTTACGGGTTGGATTGCCGTAGACGAACCAGAGAATCTGCGTGTTCTGGTCGGTCAGTGCGCCTTCGGCAGTTTCCCAGATTAGGTCTGGGATCGCGGAGGCTTCGTCGAAGATAAGGAGGATGCGGCGGCCGAGGTTGTGGAGCCCGGCGAAGGCTTCGGTGTTGCGCTCGGACCACGCCACCATATCCACCCGCCAAGTGCGTTCGTACTCGGGATGGTAGTAGGCGGTGGCGGTGAGTTTGAAGACATCGCGCGTGATGGACATCCCATGCCACTTGCCAAGGGACACCCAGGTCTTGGTCTTCAACTGCGTTTCGGTATTCGCAGTAACGACCCCGACTGTGTCGGGCTTGGTGTCGGTGCCCCACTTGATAAGCCATGCTACAAGCGCCGACTTGCCTACGCCATGGCCTGAGGCGATTGCCTCTTGGATTATTTGGTTTAGTTTGGTGGAGTTGGCCTTGATAGCATCGCGAATGCGTTCGAGTTGCTCGCGCTGCCAAGGCTCTGGGCCGGAGTAGTCAGCGAGGCGGCCACCGGGTTCGCCCCAAGGAAAGGCGCCCATAACGTAGGCCAACGGGTCGTCGCTAACCGACGCAAGCCAATTGAGAAGACGTTCGTCCACCCTCTTCCCCTTTATCGGGGGCTAGGCTGGAGCACGAAACAGCCTAGCCCCCTCACCCACCCGGAGGCTTACGCGGTGCGCAGCCTCCCCCGAAGGACAGCGGCGAAGGACACGCCAGCTGCCGAACTCCCGCGCGAGGCGGGAGATTGTTGAGGCTCAACCCGCACCGCTGGGGTAGACCTTGGAGTAGGTCGAGCCTCCTGAACCAGCACTGGCGAAGCCTGAGGGGCTGAAGCTGGCGCTGGTTCAGTTTCTGAATGTTCGATTAGCTTCGCTTGCGAAGAGCGCGTGATCGCGTCATCCATTCGCCGGGCGAAATCGTGTTCCACGCGAACCGTTGCGTGCTTGGAATAGCCAAAGCGATCGGCGCGGCCCTGCGCGATCCGGTCGAGGACTACGAGAGAGATGGGGTCGGCCCCAGGCTCCTCGCTCTTGTCAAGGGCCTCCGCGATCTGCGCTTCGGCACGGATCATGTTGCTCATGCCGAGGTCGAGGTAATGGTCAATGTTCTCGTCGTACTTCTCGCGCACGCGCTTGCCGTAGACCGCGATTAGCTCCTGGAAGGAGGGGTCGTTCCAGAGGAGGGTAAGGCGCCGGGTCGAGTAGCCAGTCCGCTGGCGGATCATCGAATGATGCATGCCCGCAGCAAACATCATCGCGACTGCGTGGTGCGATTCGCGGAAGCGTTCGACTACGGAGAGTTCTTCGCGGGCGATGGCGTTCATAGATGCCTGCGCTTGAAGGAGGTATCGACCGCATTCAGGCCGAGCGCGGAGAGATCGACAGGAAGGTCCGGCAACTCATCGCGAATGATGACGTTATGCTTTGGTCGATAGCGGCGGATCAGTTCCTCTTCTAGAAGATCGAGCCGATCCTTCGAGCACCACTTTACCATCACCGCATCGAATTCTATGTGTATCGTGCGCGAATCGCCGAATGGCGTGTTGAGGTAGTTCTTCTTCCGCCGCGTTGACCCATGATGCTGCGCCAGCCGCCGATACACACTCACGCTCTGTCCAACGTAGACAACCTCCCCACGCAGCAAGAGGCAATAGACCCCCACCGGCTGCGCGGCGCGATCCACCTCCTGAAAGCCTTCAGCGGCGAGTGTGAGCTTCCTATCCATAACTAAGCATTATACCACACTTCGCGCGAAATGTCAATACCACCCACCTCACGCAAACGTTACCTCGCCGTGATCGCGAAGCGTATGGCTCCTTCGCAAACCCCACGAAGTATATGGGCCTTTCATTTCACCCGCAGTTTGCGAGGGACCATTGGCCCGAATCCGCGCGCGAGTTTTGGGGGCCGCCCCTCCCCCGTTGCCGATTTGTCACTGTTGCGCAGGCGAGACAGTGTGGCAGATTGGTCACTGTGGCGGAAGGGCAACAGTTGCGTGGCGCGCAATGCAGCTATGCTGCTATCGCAGAGCGCCTTGGCACGCGGGTTGCAGAGTGCAAAAGCCGTGCCAAGGCTCGATCACGATGTTGTGAAAAAGCGTGATCGATTTCGTGATCGCTCAAACTTATTTTG